ACAATTTTTAGTAAAAATCCTTAAACAAGCGCAGCTTGAAGTAGGAACGAATGAAGTCAAGAAATATAAAGATACAGATGTCTGTAGAGCATGTGGGCTGCAACTCAATGCAGACTGTATGTGCCGGATGATGTATCCTTTTCTCGACTGGATTAATGTTCCTTTTTTTAATTCATATGAGCTTGATATGTATATTGAATACTCCAATATTGATTTATGGAGACAAACCCCAAATGGTTGGTTGCCTATAAAGACTAGAGTTGAATCATTCAAGACTGATTGGTCCAGTGATTCAGATGACGCAAAGGCTGATGTTAAGGATATTTGTTTTGATTGTAAAATTAATAAGAAATATTTACATTATCAACGCTGTAAGGAGTGTCGTGACAAGCACCTGCAAACTAAGTCAAATACTGAAATACCTTCTGCAGCTATTGTGAAGAGTGATTTGCTTTGCTTTCAGTGCAAAGCTTCACCTAAGTATCTTCATTTTCAGAGGTGCAAAAAGTGTTATGATTTGAAAAATCCTAGTAAGGTTGAAATTCCTCAAAATCCATGGACCGTTCTGCGAAAACCTTCAAGTTTTTCAAAGAATTATTCCTTTAATCTGTGCACACAGTTCTTAAAAACTGGTGCCTTGGAATTGTTGGTTGAAGACAGCATCGCTGCCAAACTTTCCGTATCAAAATATTTGCCACAAAGTGAACTGGTGTATTCTTATTATTTTGCAAATAATAGGATAACAAAACCTGTGGTGAAAGATGTGTTTGAAATTGTTGATGAAGAGTTTAGGAAGCAGTTTCCAAAGGACTTTCCCTACATAACAGTCAAATCAAAACTGAATTCTTCATACAAAAAACCGAAAATTCCAGAAGAGTTTAAAGACTCTGATGTCATATCTTCGTCTAAATTTCCACCCTCTAGATTGTCATCCTCTTCGGAGAAAACTAGAAGTAAAGGGAATACAAGTGATGACGAAACGTATATGCCTAAGTCTCCACGTTATGTTCCTGGTAAGGAATATGTTGAGCCTAAACCAAGATTGACGTTGTACCCAATAGATATCTATGGATTGGATAAAGATGATAATGACATTTCTGTTTACAAAACCTTTTGCCCGTTTGGAAAAATACAAGATTTTTCTGTGGTGTATAATAAGAAAGGCGAGTGCACGGGCCATGCTGAAGTTTTTTATTTTGATGAACGGTCTTCAAAAGGAGCTAGATTGGCTTATGGCAATGCACGGGGGGGTCGGACTTTGGATGTTATTATAAAGGTTGCTCAGTTTGTTGCAAACGACTTTAATAGTAGACAGTCTGAAAGTGTCCGCTTAGCCATTCAGTATCTAGCTGACATGAAACCTTCAAGTAAGATAGTTAAGGATGTTGCAAAGCATGTAGATCCGACTATTGGGCAGGTTGTAAACGAAAAGTTAGACAAAATTTCTTTGTCTGGACTTACTGCCGCTAAAATACCAAATTATGAGCCTGAGGCTTTTAAGTTTGACTGGGGAATAATTGATCTTGTCAAGGACATCAAACCCTCATTGCCCAATATTGAAACTTTTAAATTCATTTTCGCGGACAAAGATAAAGATCAGGTTGAAAAAGTTAAAGAAGTTTTCAGGATTCATGAACCCATTATTGAAGAAGTTGGAAAGAATAATATTGTTGAGGAGATTTTACCACCTGTGGACTTGCCTCCACCCATTCGGTTGATGAAGAAAACCTTCATGCCTCCACTTCCTCCTTTACCTCCAGTGATAAAACCGAGGAGACCTGTGTTTTCTAGTTCTAGTTCATCTAGTTCTTCTTCGTCTTCATCTTCTGAGGATGAATTTGGTGAGATTTCTTTTGAGGAAGATGTAACTACTCCGGTAATTCAAGAAATTCTTAAAAATGATCTTCCGGATCCTAATGTTGTTGAACCTGATGTGTTTATCAAACCTAGTGACTTCAGTTATTATTCTTCAGGCTTTAATTTGACTGTACCCCGAAATCCTTTGCAGGTGTGGAGATGTATTTCTTCCAATGTTAATCTCCCGTGGATTTTGATGTGGTTTGTTATTGTATTTTCCTTTTATATAGATTACTATTTTGTCACACCTATCCTTACTTTCTTGTTCCCTGAAAATCTAGGTATTTTTTTGCGTGTGTATGAGGGTATTTTGACAATGTTTGGTTATTTTAAATACCACACATCTTCTTTTACCATTCTTCTTAACATCGTATCTTTTTTACACACTTGTTGGCTTATTGCAATTTTTGTTTCAAAACTGCAAGGGGCTTATGCTTTCCTTTCTTCCACTGACTTGGTTTTGAAAACTTCTGTTATGTATGGTAGTTTGTTACCACAAGCACTTGTTGATATGAGGCCTGAAGCACATAGGCAAGGTGATTGTAAATATTTTGATGCTCATGTTTGTGAAGTTACAATTCGCAAATTGGTTTGGAATTCTACAAATCCAAAAGCTACGGGCTTTCTTTTTAACGTTGTTGATGAGGTCATTTATCCATCTTTAACTTTACTTGAGCACATGTCTAGTTTGAAATATTTCACTTCTGATGGGCCATTGAGCACTGTTAAACATTCGATGGATCTTGCGCTTAAGTCACTTCCCAGTGTAAATGTTGATCGAAATTTTTTATTACAAGGTAAGTATATTCATTCTGATACTAAGACATTAGCATTGCATCATTTGGCAAAAATGAGAGCTAATTTTAATGAAGATGTATTTGCTAGTGGCTGAAATTTTGGCGTTAAGAGATTTTATATAGATGGTTATCGTCATTGGGAAGTAGGTTTGAACTCTGTTCCACCTGTGGATAGATCATTCAAAATTCTTAAGTTTGATTTACCTGTTCCTAGACCACGTAGACCCATGATTGTGTCATTGGGATGTCACGTTTATGGTGCTGTTAACTTCTGGCCTGACATATCAGATGCGGGGAGTGCATTGCTTGGTTCAATGAAAAGAATTGCAACAAGAATGCCTTCTATAGATTTGGCTCTACACCAGAAATTTTATGTTTTTGCGGTAAAATTCATTCATGATGAGTTTTCCTCTTGTGTTTTGGATCCAGATACTGATTTGTCTGTTGAAACATGGTTAGAGAAAACTAATTATAGCGACATTCGCAAGCAGCAACTGCTTTCGGAGAGCGAGACTAAACCTTTTTGTGAAGCTAAAGATTTCCTGGTTAAAATGCATGTAAAGCATGAACCGTATGTCCAACCAAAACAGTTTAGGGGGATATATTCACGTGTAGATTTCTTTAAAACTAAAGTTGGTCCTATATGCCAGAACATTTCAAAGAAGTTTTTCAAAACAAAATGGTTTACAAAACTGATGTCTTTGCCTGAACGAGCCATGTTAGTTATGGATAGGTTTGGTGCATTTTGGTTGAAGTTATGCTCAAATGATTTTACTTCTTTTGAAGCAACATTTGTGGCGTTGTTAATGCAAGTTGAAATATATTTCTTTTGGCATTGTACACGACATCTTCCTTTTCATGATGAGTTTATGGCCTATATAACAAGGGCAAAACGTGGTTTGAACAAAGTCGTTTTTAAGTGGTTTACTTTTGCCCTTAAATGCAAGAGATATAGTGGTGAGATGGACACTTCGTTAATGAATTCGTTGATGAACCTTTTGTTCATTGTTTTTCTGCTTTTATCTAGTGGAGAAAAATTAGAATTTATACACCAAGTCCCACCCACTGTTGAAGGTGATGACAGCGTTTTTGCACATACTGTTGTGCTTGATAAGACGATATTGATTCGTCTTGGTGCAAATGCCAAACTTATGGACCACGTTGATTTAAATGATGCTTCTTTTTGTAAGTTGGTCTTTGATGTTGACACAATGGATACAGTTACAAATCCTTTGGAAAGTCTTCTCAATTTTGGTTATACCGGCATGTATTATCTAACTGCTTCAAATTTAACTTACAAGGCTCTCTTGAGAGCAAAGTCAATGTCTATGATCTATACTTACCCTGCGTGTCCTATACTTAAATCATTGGCGTTGTATGGTCTTCGTGTGACATCTGCAGTAAAAGACTTCAAGATTTTAAAAACATTTAAAAATCTTGATACATATAAGCGGGATCAGATGCAACGTGTATTTGATCAACGCCATTCATTGGTTCTTGATCGTGTTGTGCATATTAAATCGAGATTGTTGGTTGCTGAGAAATATAATATACCTGTTGCTGTACAGTATGATATAGAGAAGTATTTGGATTCCTTAGTGGAGGTCCAAATTTTACATATACCACATTTGGAATTGTTTTGTGATAGAGAACGTATGGAACATTACTTTGAGTTTGGCAAATTTGAAGAATTTGCAAATTCCAATTGGTAGAAAAATCCGTCTAAGATTAATTTCAGGTCCTTGATAAAACGTATGGCAGAGTTTAAGAAGGCTAAGATACAACGTCGTCGACGAGGTAAAACTACAAAAGAGGGTGTTGATCCACAGTTGGTGAAACAGCTTATGGCACCACATACCCCTGGGTTTGTGAATAATGGAAAAGGTATTAATGAAAAGAAGCTTAGGCCTGTGGTGATACAACCTGGTCAAAATTATTCTTTTGTACGTCCTCAGGCACTTCATGGCTTGGGTAAATATGATGTAACGCGTCCAGGTGAAGCTGAGAGACAGAGAAATAAAAAGAAAGAATACAAGAAGAAGGCAAAGGAGGCTGAGAGTGGAAGTTGGTGGGATTCATTATGTAAACATATTCCTGCTGCAATCAGTACTGTTGCTCCAATGATAATGAAAGGTTTAACAGGATTCGGGGATTATGAAGTTAATGCCAACACAATTTTAGCTGGTGCAACATCAAAAGAAAATGGAAGCGAATTGCCACTTATGATGAATACGAAAGTAGCTAATGTAATTCGCCATCGCGAATTCATTGGTAATGTTCTTGGTTCAACAGCTGAGTTTAGCCCTGTGTTCTATAACATAAATCCGGGGCTAGATGAGACATTTCCTTGGTTGTATTTGATTGCCAATTGTTTTTCATCATATAGACTCTTAGGAATGGTTCTCGAATTCAAATCTTTGGCTTCTGATTACACCACTTCAACATATCTGGGTTTTGTAGTTATGGGAACTCAATACAATTCTTTGGAAATCCCTTTCCCTGACAAAGAAACAATGGAAAATTCAGAATATTCCAATTCATGCAAGCCTTCACGTGATTTGCTTCATCCTGTTGAATGTAGTCCACAACAACAGGTTTTGACACAATTGTATATTCGTTCTGGTGCAATACCTGCAAATGCTGATCTTAAGATGTATGATCTTGGTCGGTTTTGCATAGCTACTGGGGGGCAAACTGCGAATGGAATAATTGGTGAACTTTGGGCTACATATGAAGTTGAGCTTTACCAACCGAAGTTGTCTAGGAATTTTGGCGCAACAATTAATTTTGACCATTGGCAAACACTTACTGATTCGGCCACGAGTTTATTGCCTTTTGGAACAGATGCTACCCAAGCAGCTGGTGGGACAATGTTAGGAAGTAGAATAAATCCTTCTGGAGCAACATATTTCTTTCCACCTGGTGAAGCAAGCGGCAGTTATCGTATCTGGTACCGTATTTCATCTGCGACATTGACAACATTAGTAGCTCCTATCTGGTCTTATGTAAATTGTGTGCAAAAAGTGATGATTAGAGGGTTCAATCAATACCAAAATGCTGCTGCCTCACCTCAAACAGGCATAGTCGGGACGTTAAGTTATACATATTTGACTGATGTGGCCTTGACTGGTACTAATGCTACTGTCACAATTGGTGTGGCAGGAACGCTTCCCCCTGGAGGAGTCGATTTTATGGTATCACAAATACCATCTGCTGCCTTTGATGAAGATGATTGGAAACAAAAATATTTGCGTGGATTCAAAGACCATGCATTTGATAAGGTAAGCATTACAAATCGTTTTGAGAAGATTAAGAAAGAAGTTGTAGAATTCATAGATGAAGATTCTGAAGAAAGGCCTTCAAAACAAATTGTAGGAAAGAAATTGAAGCTGCTTTTTGTAATGAAAAAGAGTTATTTTGCAAAATTAAGTACTTTGTTCCCTCGCGTACCAGATGAAGTTTTGCAAAATATAGTTGAGGATAATTTTGAATTCCCGGTTATGCAAAATGATGCAGATATGTGGAATACACTGTTGTTTTGCAAAATAAGAACACTTCATTCTTTAGAAGAAAAACATATTGTATTAAATTCTCTCTTTGTAAAAGAAGAAAAGGGTGTAATATATGTTTTTGCTGAATCTGAAGATTATGACAATTTTGATTATATAGATTGTTATTGGAATGTTGTTAATAAAGCCCCTTTTGTTTCAAATGAAGCAAATTCTAGGAAGATGGGAACTTTGTATGATGGAACATCTTCTACTTAAAAACTTCTTTTTGCGCTTACCATAGCGCGGTATAAATAATGGGAGGCTCTAGTGCCAATAATGCAACAACACAACTGGTTGGCTAATACCTGCAGCGGTGTGAGTGTTGTTGGACTTAGGGTTCGGTTTTAAAATTTACGTAAATAATTACATGCCATGGCTGGGGGCCAACATACCCAGGTCACAAGAAGGCATGGATCTCCTGTATGTGGGAGATCTAGGGGCACTAAGTAGGTTCATGACCTCCCCCTCTTAAGTGTTAAAACATGTAAAGTCA